TCTCGGAGTACGGAGCGGCCGGCGTGCATAGGCGCGACCGGGTGTATGTGACCACTAGCCAGGCAGTGGCGCTGCTGTACGCGGCAGGCGTGAAGCGCGGGGTGATCTACGAATGCGAGCCTCTTGGCATGGTTGAGCCAGACCCCGACTGCTCCATTCCGGGGCTTTCTTGGCAGTGCGAAAAGGCCCGTGTGATTCGGTGCATCAAGCCGAATGCGCGGGATATTGAGACGGCGCGCGCAGTGCTGCTGTGAGGCATAACGCTTAGGTAACAAGCCGCCGCGACTGGTGGCTATTTGACGAACGACGCTCATTGCGGCGGTCTTGTTGACCGTTGAGTTATGCGTTTTTGTCTGCTAGGTGCTTGATCCATACGGCGAGTGACGGTAGCCCGGCCTTCTGAGCAGCAGCAGACCACAGCCGCTTTTGCTCGGAAGTGCAGCGAACCTCGAAGCGGGAAGAAGCCGGGTTTTCTTTTGGAGGTGCGCCACGCTGGCGCTTTGGTTTGTTTTCCATGTGCAAATTATAGTAAGAACATAAAATGCTTGACAAGATAATTGTACGGACTAGAATAGATGTACGGACAACAAATAAACAGGAGAAACAAAATGCTTACGACCTACATCAGCCTGAACTCGATTCGCCGCGCTATACAAAACCACTCTACTACCCTGATCTGGGTAGATGGCGTCGTTCAATGCGCGCGCTAGGGCGGATTCTTTTCGTGATCTTCACGTTCCCGGCCATCCTTCACTGTGATGGCTGGAAACTGACAATAAGCGGTGCTCGCGCATTCATTCGTGGCGACCACTTGAAGACGCATAACGCCCGACATAAGCCGCGTGGCGAAGCCACGTCGGCTTGATGGAGTTGTTATGCCGCACCACGGGAGAGCAACATGAACGAAGAAATTTACGACCCCGATTGCGGGGCATGCGAGCGAGCGCAACAGGACTACGCCGAGCTTGAGCGCGTGACGGACGACTTGGCTGCGCTTGTAAGGCAACTAGTCCGCTCTCTCCGCAAGACCGCGCCAGACAACGAGTTGGCTGACAAGGCCCTGGACTACTTGAAACGGAAAGGGCTGCAAGGATCACCATTGCGGCATAACGCAGAGCTGTGCGGCGGGCCGTCAGGTCCGTCCGAACGAGCGCCGGGTTATGCCTCGGCGCCAAAAACGGAGGAATGACATGGACCACCTGATTGACGACAGTGACCGGCTGAAGCCCTGCCCGTTTTGCGGCGCGGAAGCTGAAATTATCACGCTCGAAGGCGAGACAGACGAGCCGAGCATTGGGGCTCAATGCGTGCAATGCACGAGCAGCGCATGCGGAGCGGCCAGCGGGTTGATTTACCCGCTGATGGACGACGTGACCGACCTGCTGCGCGAACGATGGAACAAGAGGCATAACGCAGAGTTAACAGGCGGCGGCGCGAATGATTAACAGAACTGGCACGGCTGCTTTTCCGCCGTCCTTGTTGAACGACGGGTTATGCCGCTGGAGGACAAAGCGATGAAGTGCGAACACTGCGGAAGGCCAGCAATGCGCGGGTGGATCATTTGCAAACGATGCTGGCAGATATTAGGAGGCGAAGAATAAACGACATAAATGACTGGAAGCGCTACTACGGCGAAGAACGGGTAAAGCGCGCAGAACTTGAAGTTGCGACCGATGAACTAGTGGAAGCGGCAGAAATGGTGCTGGCGTGCATTGACCAGCCACGAAGCCGCGACAACTCTGAACACGCCGGACTTGACGCGGCTGAAGCGCTGCGTAAGGCTACCACCGAAGTGAAGGAATTTAATAGCGCCACGCTCCAATATGTGCACGGCCTTGCGGCTGGCGACCTGCCTATGGTGGGCGACTTGGCAATGTTGGTGGCGAGACTCTCCCGAAAATTGCGGAAAGCCACGCCAGCAGATGATTTGCCAGCACAGGCACTGGACTACCTGAACCGCAATGGCCTCACAGGTTCGCCGCTGCGAGAAGTCGTCGCTGATGGTACTGCCATCGTGACCAGAGAGATGATTACAGCCGCGCACGGCGTGACGCTGGAAAGTGGAGACGTTGTTCTCTCTGCACGATTGTTGGAGCGCATATATCTGGCGATGAATGCGGCAAGGCATAACGCAAAGTAGACGGCAATAACGCCGCCTATTCTGTCCAGCGCCGTCTATTCTGGCGAGCGAGGCGCTGGAAACCATTGCAGCACAATCGAATTAACTAGGTTACTTAATATTTGAACAAAGGAAACAGGACATGAACAAGATAGACGAAATCGCGCTGCGGGTTGCAGATGAATGTAAGCTCTATATTAGAGGGCATTACGACGACATTGGATGGACACCGCACGACATTAAGAAATTCGCCCATGCCCTAATCAAAGACCCTGAACTACTCGCAGAACTGAGCAAGGATGCGGAGCCTGTTGCTGTTATTCGCAATAGCCACCAAATAGATTTTATCGGCTGCAAAGACCTTCCTACCAGAACAGAACTATTCACCCACTCACTCCCCGCCGCAGACATTAAGCAGCGAGTCGCGGAGGTTTTCGTTACGAAGTTCAAGCGTCATGTTGGAGGAGATGGAGAGTTCTGGCTGCACGAACTTGAAAACTTCTGCAAAGACGGTAAATGGAGGGAATAGCTGTGAGCCTATTTAACAAAGCAGCCCAAGAACTTCTTGCATTGCGTGCTGCGTCAGTATCGAACGCCGAGACGATTAGGCAGCTACGCGCTGAGATTGAATCGCCGAAAGAGCAGGTGGCGCAGCTACAAACAATCATCAGAGAGGAAGCAACTGATTCAGGGAACGTAATACTTGAACTCGCTACTGCAAATGAAACCATCGCAGCGCTGAAAGAGCAGATTGCACAGCTTGAACGTGAATTCAAGATTGAGTTCGGTGATCTGCACGATTCATATATTGAGCAGAAGGAAACCATCGCGAAGCAGGCAGATGAACTTTCTGAGTCTCAAAAGCACATCAATCACCTTCGCATGGCACTGGCCGACGCAGAGGCGCTTGAATTAGGAACTTGCGAAAGACTCGCCAAGGCTAGAAGTATGCTTGCAGAGCAGGCAGAGGCATCAATGCTGGCGGATGCGCGGCCTTCCATTGCTGCATGCTGATAACTTCGGCTTTCATTGTTTTCCCCTCGCGAATTGAAGCGCTTCGGCCTTGGTCCGAAACCGTCGAACGGAGACGACACGTAGCCGCCAAACCCGATACCGGCCGATAAACAGCACGAGGAAGTTCCGCCATGACGGGAATTCCTGCTTGTTCGGTATGTACTCAATCACCGAAATGGTTTTCCAGGCGAACGCCTCGGCAATGCCGGCATGTGGCACGGCGCCTTTGAATTTATAGCTGCGCCGTTTCCAGACGTAGCGCCGCCCTTTGCTTTTGAAGCCGGCTAGCCATAGCCAGGCGGCGACGATCAGGCAATTGAGCGGGAGGCGCATCATCTCGGCCAAGCGTCATTCAGCGTTCTGCAGTCGGCAGCGAGTCGGTCAGCTGTTTCTGCCAGCGCGCTATATCGTTCCGTGCATTCGTCGTGAACGTCGAGGCAGACGCCGGCAACACGACGGGCGGCTTCGGTGGATAGGTCTGCGACACGGGCGCGCATGGCGTTGCGGTCGTGGCGCACCCGCTCAAGCTGGCGATGGAGATCAGCAATATCGGCAGCCAGTGCCGCCTGGCGTTGTTCGGCTTCATGGTTGGCCTTTCGGATCTGGGATTGATAGGCCGCGTCGCGGTCGTTGGCGGCCTGCTCGGCCTTGAGCTTGTCGGCCGTGCAGATGGCAGCGGCCTGCTGGTAGCCGATGCCTTCGTGGTACGAAATCAGCCTGACATAGCCGACCATGAGCGCAATGCCGAGCGCGACGATGCCGGCGATCTGCGCGGCGAAGCGATACGGCGCCGGGATCAGGTCGAGCGGGCTCATACAATCTCCGAATAGCGCACGCCGTCAAACACCAGCGCCTGGTGACGCGGGTTGTCGGATATGGCGAAGTGAATCCAGGCGCCACGCTCGGCAATGAGCTGGTCGTACACGATGCCGCTCATGCGCAGCGCTTCGAAAACATCGATCACCTTGCCGTAGCTCGGGCAGATGAAGTCGGCAGCCAGCCCGGTCAGGTGCGCGGATTTCCGGGCGCCGCCGACGCCCTTATTGACACCGGGCGAGCGGTAGCCACTGCGGATGATGACCGGCCGGCCAAGCCAGGCGCGCACCTTTTCAAGGGCGACGGCGAGGCGGTGCAGATTGGCCAGCGCCGCCGGGCCGGGCGTGTTGTCGATCTCCATGTGGGCGGCAAACTCGCTTATCGTGAGTTCGGCCAGGGAGAAGTTCGGCGAGAGCATCATGGTCGTTACTCCGTGTCGTCCTGCCGTGTTTGCCGACGGTGACGCTGTTTTGATACGTCCCATGCACCGGCAACCGCAAGGACGATCATGATGACGAGTAAGGCCAGGGTGTTGATCAGGGCGGTTTCCATCAGCCGGCCCTCCCGGCGATGGCGCGCTGGAATAGCCGCTCGAGGCCGGATGCGCCAAGGCTGGCCAGGCTGGCAGCAATGCCGATCTGGCCCAGCAGCGGCAAGTCAGGCACCCAGACAAGCACGGCGCCGGCCGCCATGCCGAGGCCGCCCGTGGAAAGCGAGCGGCCAAGGATGATGCGCCAGGTGAGCACCTCCTGACTGGCGAGCAGTTGCCCGAGGCCGATGGTGATGCCGACCAGAGAAAACAGGGCGGCCTTGGCTATTTGGCCGATGAAGCTGGCGATTTTTTCGGGCATTTTTGGTCCTTTCGTCAGACGTCCGCAGTAGCACGCACGATATTGGTGCCGTCGGCATACACGATGGCGCGCTTGCCGGCGGCAACGGTGATGCCGGTGCCGCTGGCGCCGATGAACTGCAGGCCAAAGCCGCCGGCAGTGTTGTTGAATACCGTCCATTGGCGCGGCTTGATCGGCAGGAGGATGTTTCGCGCAGCGGTTAGCGTGCCGGTGAATTCGAGAATCTGATTGCGAACTTCGGCGAACCCGAGTGTGGTATTGGCGTCGGCCATCGCTTTTGCCAATCGGCCTGTCACATCGGGGACTGCAAGGCGGTGGTCGGTGTAGCTGGTCACCGTGGCGGAGCCGGTGACGACCGTGTAGAGGGGTGTTCGGCCGACGGTGAATCCCGTCGTGTTGAACGACACGGCGCCGGTCGTCGGCTCGGCTTCGACATAGTTTGTTGTGCTGGCCGTCAGGGTTAGCGTGGCATTGGCGATCTGGGTCAGAACGCCATTCACCAGCACGTTGCCGCCGTAATAGCCCCAGGTCAAGCCCGAGGTGGTGGATTGCCGGCGGCCGTACAGGCTGGCAGGGCTCAGGGCGTCAAACATGGCGTTGACGGTGATTTCCTTGCTAGCTTGGCTTTGAACCAGGGCGTCGAAAGTGATGGTAGCGTTGCTCATGGATTACCTCGTGATGCTGGTGGTCAGCGGATTGCCGCGCCCCACATTGGCCGATAGCTGATAGACCTTGACGTACAAGGTCGCCTGGTTGCTGCCGAAGTCAGCGACCTGCTGGGCGCTGGTATAGATGGCGCTGGCTGTTGTCAAGCCGGTTATCGTGCGCTTGAGCGTGGTGTAGCTGGCGCTGGCATAGATTTCAATCTCATAGGCTTCGCTGGCCTCGCCCAGCGGGGCATCGACATAGGCACGCCATTCGCCACCAACCCGAGTGCGGCGTAGCCATTCCAGCGTCCAGTCGTTGCTGGATGGGTTGCGATTTCCATTCAGCCAGACAGGCGATAGGCATTCCTGATTGACACCGACATAGGCGGTATTGATGGCGCGGGTATCAGCCAGCAGGCTACCGGCAGTCACGGCTTTATAGTTTGCAGTAATACCAAGGCTGCTTTGAGGCAGCGGCATGAACTGCACCGACTGGCTATTGAGCATCACCAGCCGATCATTGGCTTGGTGGTTTGCCATGTTTGACTCGCTGCCCATCCGGCCACGCAGCAGGTCGATCAGCGCAAAACTGCCATCCGGCAATAGCGATGCTGTTTTTGCGCCAATGATTTCCCAGCGCCCGGGAGCCCCATAGGCGAAATGGTTCGAACCATTCAGTAATTGGGCTTCGCCGACCGAGGAAATGAAGGATTCACCATAGAGGCGAACAACCAGACGACTGGCGCTATCGATCATCCGGTGATCGGCCGGAGCACCGATGGCGCTTGATACCAGACCGATCGTGGCGGGCACGACGAAGGTATTGGATGGCGACCATGTTACGCCAGCATCCTGCGAACGGAACAGGGTTGCACCAGTCCAGCCAGATGAATAGCCACACATCGCGACAATCATGCCGGATGAATCGTAACCATCAAGCAACGTGGGGATATCGAGCAATTCCAGATGCGTGCTGCCTGGGATGGCAATTTTAGAGGCCGGCTCCATACCGGGAACACCCGTCGCTACACTGCTATAAATAGCGCCGTGCGGCTTGGCATCGCATTCAAGGCGACCATCGGGAAGGTACTGGATTCGAACGAGACGTAGAGCGAATTGTTCGGCGCCGGTATCGACATCGATAATGTCGCCAGGCTCGAGGGCGCGATAGGTTGGCGGCAACGTGAATGAAAAATCACGACGCTCCAGCCAGTACAGGTATAGCAATGTTTCCGCAACTCGGGCGGCGTCGGCTGAACCCATGACGACCGCCAGCTCTATCCGCTGCTCGTTGATTGCTTCGATGTTCAAGCGTTCGGCGTATTGCTCGCCGATATCGTACTCGCGGGCAATATCAAAATGCGTCACGATCACCCGAGAGGCCAGCTGACTATCCATCTCGCGGCTTTGGGTCATTATCGCCGCTGTCTTGTCAGTGATGTTTCGGGCGCCCAGGTCGATTGATGGAACGCTGGCGACGCTGCTTAGCCCCAGTCGACGGCGGAAGGTAATCTGATAGCCCGACTGGATGACATCGAATGGCCACGCACCCTGCAGCGGGTCGATGGCTGCACGAATTGCGCCAAGCGATGAAATACGATAACCCAGCACGGTGTCAGCCAAACTGGCCGCATTGATGTCCGCCGATGTAAGCAACGATGAACGAAGGCACTCTGCCTCGACCACATCGGACAGCAAAGGGTAGGACTGCGACAAAAGGCCACGGGTATAAACGCACAAGCGCTTGCCATACACGACGGTAATGACATCGTTTTCAACATAGACTGATGGCCAGGTATAGGTATTGATATCCAGGGTTTCGTAGAGATCAACCACCATGACGCCAGTGGCATCGAATTCCCAGATACGGATCTTGGTGACCAGAAATTCGTGAACGATGGTGACGACGATGCCACGCGAGGAATCATAGGCGGTGGCCGCCTGTGATATTTCAAGCGGCGCCCGTGAATAGCCGAATGAATACTGGCTGACCGATCCGTTGATAGCCCCCGAATCGAGTACCCTTCCCGTCCCGTCGATCCGCGTCCAGACAGCCGCTGTGTGAGATATCCCCGGCGTATTTACGCCAACGTCTCCAGAGATCACCAGAACAGATTTTTTGTCATTGGCGACAATGACGCCCAAAACCTCACGATTCTGGGGCAGGTTCGCATCAATTGGCCAGGCACCATCCGGATAGGCGCCACGCGCCAGAATGACCCGAGAGGCGGGCATCTTGTTGACTTTTGCCCACCAGATCGGCGCATCGCTCAGGCCGCCATAATCCAGTGGCCCGCAGTGATACCACCACGCCGAATCGAATAATATTTTCGGCATAATCGATGCCTGCTGTGCAGGCCGAGCCCCCAGAAAATGCCCATCGGCACTGATGACGATCTCCAGCATCGTGTCGAGCACATAAACGACCAGCTCGCCATTGGCCGAGACGATATAAGGCTCGCCGACCCCTCCGGCTTGATCCTTGAAATAGGCGCCCGTGTCTGCAATATCGGTGGTTTTTGACCAGGCGGTACGGCTGGCGAACTGCACAACTTCGACTTTGATTTGAGCGCCCTGCAGGCTGTTGCCGTAATCCGTAAGCGGCAGATCATCAAATACGATGTATGACAAACCGCGAAATGCGGGCGTGTTGTCGGCCCCCAGTGCGGCCTGCATGCGCGGATCTGGCATCTGGTCCGGGCTGCCTTCGTAGAATCGGAAATTGAGCCCGGCTTTATTACTGGCCGCAATGGCGGCGATGTCCGATGACCCGGCGTCATAAAAAAGTTTGCTGGAAATCCAGATACGGCGGATAGCGGCAATTGGCCCCTCGCCCAGACCCAGGGCAAACGTAGCCGAATAGGAATAGGTCGTTGTCTCTGCCCCACCGCCGCCACCCTTGCCACCGGATGATTGTGTATTGCTGGTTTCACGGAGGGCGTTGTTCTCAATCCAGAAAATGTTTCCGTAGAGCGCACAACTGCCATAGATGCGGGGAACCGGCGCCCCATAGCTAGCCCCCTGCTGCGCCAGATCAGTAAGGCGCGGACCTTGTATTTTTGGGCCTTTGGGTGGATCGATGGCCGTACCAACCATACCGCCCATTGCCGCACCCATTGCAACATAGCCGACGCCACCTGTGAAATAGCCGACGACCGCGCCGACAACGTAGCCTAATGCCTGGCCGGTGCTGCTCATGCGACCACCTGAATAAAACGATGGGCCGATACGATGCGACGCCGCCAGGCCACATCGAGTCGGTGTTCGGCAACTTTGCCGACCCGCTCATAGGCATGAATGATCGTTTCTCCGGTAAAAATTGCGAGGTGCTGCGGCTCTCCTGAAAAGCGCATGAGGAGGATGTCGCCGGCCGAAATTTCGGACAAGCGGACGAACTGGATGGCCGGCTGCTCATGCACGGCGGCTTCCAGCAGGCCATGTGCCGGCGTGCGGGAATATCCGGCCTGATCATCGATCGGAATATTGAGCAATTTCGCCACGACCACAACCAGGCCGGCGCAATCAAGCGCCAGACCGGGCAGACGCCCCTGATGCATGAAGGGCGTATTCAGCTGAGAACGGGCTGCCAGTACGATATCCTGCCCGGTCATTGCGTACCCCGTTCGCCATAAATGGACGATGTGGGCATATTGGGGAAGCCCCCGAAATTGATTACGTTATTGAATTTGTCTCGACACGCGCCCAGGCTTTTCAGACAGCCCGGCGTCATCGTGTAGGTATCTCCGACGGACGGCATGTAATAGAAGGGCTCAAATAGTTCAATCGTGCCATCCGCTTCGTGGCGCCTGACCTCAATAGGCCTGAGTCCGGCATTGACGCCACTGGTAAAGCGCAGGGCACCATAGGCAAAATACCCGGCCCCCTCGGTGCGGCTGCCATCACGGACCAGCTGTCGGCTGGTCACGGCAGTCAATACACCGGAAACAGTCAGCGCAGGGAGGCTGATACCACACCCGGCATCCCCCAGGCGATGCCGGCAGGCCGCTGTGTAGGTCATGCCAACCGACTGATTGAGCGCATCGATCAGCCCCATTTCCTCGATCCGATAACTATCATCGGTTAGCGTGGCCTTG